CTTGTTTATAATTAAGTTGCATATGTATACCTAATTCTTCTTCTGATCCTGGTAATTCAACAAGATCACTTTCTGACATATCTACACCTATTCTTTGTTGAGCTTGTATATTAAGCTCTTGCATTCTAATATCGTTAAGAACTCGCTCCATATATTCCGTTCTTTTTTCTACACCATTTGGAGATTGAGAAAAAGCTTTTATATCGTACGTTCTTTCAGATATACCATTAACAACAATATCAACAAATTTTGGAATAATTGGAACAGGTGTCCAGTCTAAATTTAAATAGGACAAATCGCCATTAATAGACAACTCATCCTTATATTTTTGTATTGATTGTTCACCTCGAGCATACAATCTTAAATTATGAAAGTTATTAAAATTATTTCTATACCTATTGTTATTTCTATTATCATTAAACCATTCGGTCTCTATAGCTTTACCTACTTTTAAACCATATTCATAGCTCAACTTCTCAGCATCACTCACTGTTTGACTCGGGAAATAACTTTTAATGCCAGACTCTGCCATATGTATTATTTAATTATTTTTGATGTATTACCAGTATTACTATACTTGGAAATATTAATATTAAGTTTTGGTTTTTCAACCTTTGCGTTTGGAGTATATAAATGTCTATTATTAGCCATTATTGCCAAACCGCTACTTATTGTAGCGTCAAACTTTGTTCTTTTGTTTATATCAAACTTAGCCCAATCATTTAACAATCTATTAAAATATAAATCTCCAAAAGTGCCATCCTGCTTCATTCCTACATGATCTTGTATATACATTTCAATAGCCGCTGCATGAGCTTGTTTTATGTCTTCACTAGAGTTTGGTATACCACCTATTTCTTTTTCTGCTACGGATAATTTATTCCATACTTTATCCGGTCTGTTCATACTAAAACCCCTATAACCTCTACGTCTTAAATAGTATAAAAGTCGTGGTTTATTGTTCTCGGCAAGTATTGGCATGCCGTAAAAAACTAAAGCCATTAAAACATCCTCAAAGAATATTTCAGCCGTAGGTGGTCTTGATAAGTATTCTAAAAAGAAGCTATTAGCAGGAGCGTCCTCCATGCTGAATCTAGTAAGTCCGTGAAGTGCTCCTTTAGAACCTTCACCATCTACGGTCCCGGATATATCATACGAGTCACATCCAAAAGCACCCATATGTTCATTACCAGGATACTTTATACCATTTTTAAGTACCACTCTGTTTTGTAGTTGTTGCTTAGGCACCCAACTAACTTTAAATCTACCTTTTGCATCTGGATAGAATATTACTTGCGAATCTTTAACACCATTAACCCATTGAAAATTACCAGTTGTAATTCCTAAAGTTCTAGACATTTCTTCGTTATAATCTATCTGCTCGTATATTTTTACTAAATTAAATATACTATTTTTTGTTTCGTCTCTAAACGCGTGCTCTTCAGTTCTTGGAAATTGTCTATAAAACTCATTTAAAGCGTCTTGATCATCTTTTAATCCATCGGCTTCATTTTGCCAATTATCTATTACACCTATATCTATTAGTTCACCGTCTGGGGCAAAGACATCTGCGTCAGGTGTATTAAATACTGGAACTCCGAACTCATCAATAAATCCTTCGTAGTTCCATTCCATTGGGATAAACAAAGAGTATAAACCAGACTTTGTCTGGCCATTTCTATTTCTCTTAGTGACATCTGATGCGTTGTATAATTTTTTAAAATTTTCTCCACCTTTATCTAATGCGTTTGAAGTTGAGCCCATCATACATTTACCTATAATTCTACTACCTAATCGTAAACATGTTTTTGTAACTCTCCAGTTATTTAATATATTATCAGGTCTTTCCCATTTACCACTTTCATCATGTACTAATAAAGCTAGTTTTTCACCGTCATAACTATTATCTCCGGTATTCTTCCAATCAATAGTTGTATCTAATCCTTCTAGTTCTTCTAGTTTTTCATTAGAAGTTATTTTTTTTCTTGTAAACTTACTAGCAGGTACTCTATATGCTAATTCTGTTTTTGGTCGATCCATACCATCTTGAATCGGTTTAAAAAAGAAAGGATAGTTTATACTAATTGGTACAACTTTATCAGTAAACATCTTCTTAGCATCTGATCCTGTTTTAGATAAGATCCCATATCTACTATCACTTGCAAGAGTGGCTAAATTAACCGTTTCTGCTGATGACATAAAAGAAAATCCAGAACGTCTGTTCTTTAGATAGCACATACCGTAACATCTTTTGTCTGCTTTACAAGCTTCCCAGAATATATAAAATATTCTATTTGCCTCTCTAAAATCAGGAGCACCAACATCAATTTTACTCCATTGAAGATACATATAATGTGTTCCTACTAAATATGTTGGTTTACTATTGTTCATAAACCAAAAACCTTCGTCTCTACGCTTAAACTCTTCGTCTATATAATCAAACCACTGTTCTTTTGATTCTTCTGGATAGTTTCTCCAGTCAAATATATTTTTAAGACGAGATAATTCTTTTGGTTGTTCTATTCTTGACCACTTATTCCCTTGCAATTTATGTACTTGCACGGGCACAGATGGTAAAGCAACTTTAAGATTTTGGATTTCATATATTTCACCTATTTTACCTGTTTTAGATATAACTATAATGTCATGTTCTTTGTTATACCCATATTTCCATTTTTTTCCACGATTCATTCTAGTGATCGTAGTTTTTTTAATGGGTGTTATTGTTTTAACTAAACTTTGCTCGTACATTACTTAGATCTACCTTCTGCGAATCCTTTAAAGACTTTTTCCTTTCTCTCTTCAGGTGCTTTTCCCTCAAGCAAGTTCTCTTCTTCTTGAATTCTGTTAAGTATTTCGAATGCGTCAAATATAGCTAGTTTTTTAGTAGCTGCAGCATTTTTTAATCTATCAGCTGATATATCGTCATCTGAATCTACGATAGGTTCTTTAGCAACCTTAATCAACTCCTCAACTGCTCTCTGCCCAGCTTGGATTATATTCTTCTTCGTCTCCTTGATATTCATATTTGATAGTAATAAAATTAGATAAAACTCGATATAGCCTTTCGCCATCGACGATAAACTCGTATTGACTACTTGGTCTAAAACCAACTAAGTCATTAACCTCTACTGTACCGTCTGAATATTTAACAATACCTTGTAAAGGTTTTTCAGATTCAATGTTAAATTGATCTATAGCTTTTAAAGGTTTTACAAAACAATAACCTTTTGGAGCTATCCACTCTTTATCTCTTTTATACAAAAAGATTTGATCATGGTTTATAAAATAAGTAGATTCGTTAAAATAAGCTCTACTATTTTTTTCTATACCTTTTACGTTGTGCCATCTTCTAAAAACGTTATGATGTACCACAACTGTATCTCCTGGTTTTATATCTGTATCGCCAACTATAGGTGTTGATATAACAACAGCTTCTCTATTTACATATTGATGATTATATATTTCAGTATTAAGTATTAATTCTGAATCACCAATCTTCTTTTTATTGTTATATCTTTCTCCTTTTGGTTTTACAACAAAGTTGTAAACGCTTTTCATTAGTATTCTAGATTATATTCTACAGATACCGCCATGTTTTTATTAAAGTCTTTCCAAGGTAATACATCTTTGTTTTTTTTAATATAAATAGAATACTTCTCATCTTCTTCTATTATATCACAAATAGTATGTCCACCATATACCTCTTGACCAACCGCATAGTGCATAGCGTCGTTCTTGTAGTCTTTACCGACACTAATCTTTCTTATCAGCTTCGCCATTTTCTGGATAATTTATAGAACCGTCTTGAATATTAACGTCTGAAGTACCGTATTCTTTTTCAAACTCAACCTGCATCTCACCAATTTGCTCTTGCAATATAGATACGTGATGTAGTAAATTATGTTTCTTTGTTTCTAATATACCAACATCTAGTTGTGCTTTGTTTATATTATTAATTACGTCTTGAACTTTTTTCAATTGTTCTTCAGAAACTTTTTCAGGTTTAATACCTTTTAATTCTTTAATTTTTTTACTTGTGTTTTTTGCCATTTTATTTAATTTAAGTTAATTTAATTTATTTTTATCTTTCAAAGCTAAATATTAGCGTAATTGGATGTATATTATAAAGCTCATCACCAGAATCTAAATCTCCAGCTGCACCCGCTCCATTTTGTATTATCCAATTAGCAACTCCATCTGCATTTGTATATAAAGTTTCACCATTAGCATGGTATACTTTTGAACCATCTGTTTTAAACGTTATAGTATTTGCATCAGCCATAGATTCAATCTCTCCTAAAACAACACCATCTTCAGCGTGAATTATATCACCTGGTGCAAATACAGTTCTAGGATCAGTTCCTTCTATATCAGCATTTACTAACTCTGCTGCGGATAATCCAGATACATCTACAGCTCTACTTGTTACTACCGCTGAGCTAAAGTTTAAAGTTCCTTCAGCTATACCAGCTACATATAACTTATCAAAACCAACATTTACACCGCTATCTGGTTCACCTTCTAAAACTATATCCACATGGTCTGAATCAGCACCGCCAGCATTAAGCGTAAATATTTCTACGTTATCTAGTTTGCTTAAGTTGTCTTTAGCTATAAACATTGCTTTACCTATAAGGTTATGTTGATAACCAGTGCCACTTGCTGTACCGTGCAAAGTACCTATACTATTAGGAGCTGTTTTGTTTATACTTTTACCAAACACTAAAGAGAAAGGAAACTCATTAGATGTTGTTGCATCTTCTTTTCTTACTATAGCCGTTATATTTAATAATCTATTAGCACCTTTTGGTACATTAAACGCTGTCCAGTCAAACAAAGCGTCAGCATCAGCAAAATTACCTAAATGTTGCGTGGCTGCTGGTATTTCTGGTCGTACCGTTACTGTAAAATATTTTCCCATAATTTTTATTTTTTTACTTTTTCTAATGATCTACCGCCAAAATAAGCACCGATCACCGTTATTAATACTAATTGTAATAGATCAACGTAAGAATCTTTAACGTTGAAATTTATTGCACCTGCGTCTATAAATATTAATAGCATGGTGCATACTATTAAAAATATTAAAGTCAATGGTCTAACATTTTTGCTTAACCATGAATCTGATTTTAAATCTGCTTCCCAACGAGCTGTAATGTTCTTTTCCATTTCAACCTCGTAGTTAGCAACTATTTCTTTTATTTTTTGTTCTGCTGCTAGTTTTTCTTCTTCAGAAGTATGTAAGTTATCTATAACTCCACCAACTCCTTTAACTAAATCTGCAGCTCCTCCAGATAATAAATTTCCTAACATAATTTAATTTTATTTTTTTGCAAATTTTTCTAAACCAGCTATCCCAAAACATCCCAATACAACTAGTACAAATGAATCATAAACAAATTCATTTATAGCTAAATCTCTTCCTAACCAACCAGTTAATAAATCTAATACCATGACTAGACACATTATAACAAAAGCTACAGCTCCTATTATAGATTTTTCATTCCAGTCGTTATTATCTTTAAAGATATTCACTACTTTTTCTTTTTAGCTGTAGTTTTCTTTTTACCTACTTTTTTATATTTCTTTTTCGTGGTTTTCCCACCTTTCATTGCGTATGGCATGGTTATTTTTTTTTAGTTATTTATGCGTAAAATTTAGTTGATGGTATAATTTTTGGTTCTTTTGGACCTTCAAATCTTGGTTTATTTTTGTAAAACACATCTTTAGTTTTTTTATGGTCGTAAGCTTTATTACCATATTCATCAAGATATTCTTTGCCTAAATCATTTGGATTAATATTTATTGGATCTCCACTGCCTTCGTAATACACTTTTCCTGATCCTTTCATTTTATATGCCATATTATCTATCTTTATCTTTAATCATATCATCTATAGCTTTGTTATAAACTTTATCCGTATATGATTTGTTATTATAAAATACACTTCTTTCTGATGTAGGAAGATCTTCCTCACCTAAAAGTATTCTGTAAATTCTACTTATCATTTGAGAGCATTTCCAAGAGGTTTTAAATACAGAGTATTTTATAGTTGTACGGTTTCTTTGTCTCCACACTTCTAACCAACAATCTCTTCTTAATCTCTCCCACCTGTTTTTATCCCATGAATAAGTGTAAACTCCATCCATAAAATCTTTTCGTGTAAATCTTCCTTTACAATCTAAATAAATTAATAATTCTAAATCTGCATCTTTTAACCCGTAAGTTTTACAGACCCACTTTCTAGTGAGCCTGTAATACTTAAGGATATTCATTTCACGCAGATCCTGCGCTGTTAATCTCAACTATTATATAGCGTTAAGCGTAATAGTACAAGATAAAATGTCTGGATGTAAGAACACAGAGTTAACATCGTCACAAAGAGTAAGGACACCGTCATCTGTATTTCTTTGACCATTAATCGCTCTACCAATAGCTTTCATAACGTCCATTTGCTTATCAGCAGTAATAGTTAAAGTAACTAAGTCTGAATCTGCATCAGCACCTGTTGGATCGTGAATACCAGCAGCGAACTGTAATAGTACAGTAGCGTCAGCAGCACAAGTAACAGCTCTAAGACCACTTACTGGCCACATCCCCGTGTCATCAGCAGCATCGTTTACAAGAATAAATTTTTCCATTTTTTTTTGCTTTTAATTAATAATTAGGTTAATTGTTTTTGGGTTTTAGTTTGAGGACTCTGGTTTAGGTTAATCTACTAGAACAACGTCGCCATCACGAATGACTCTATAAAGTGTGTCTTTCCATGAAATGTCGTGTCCTGCATGTTTATCGTAATATATAGTGTCTCCATCTTTTAATCCTTCTACAAGGTTTCCACACGATATTATTTTAGCTTTTAAATATCTATTATCAACATCAGTATCATCTGTCATTATAAGACCAGCAACCTTTTTAGGTTCTGTCTTTATCCTGTCTACTATTATATATCTATTGATTGCTTTCATTCATTCTCATATTTGAAATTACACAATCTGCGGATACTATAGTAGTTACAACACTTACCGCATTTTTAAGTGCAGACTTTGTAACAAGTACAGGATCTATCACTCCAGCATCTATCATTTTGATTCTTTCACCAGTTATAGCATCAACACCATAACCTTCATGATCCTCAACTCCATCCATTACGTGTATACCAGCGTTATGTAGTATAGTGTGAAAAGGAGCTTGAATAGCCTTGAGAAGTATCTCTTCACCGACGGAGTCGGTCGAAATTTTTTGAGATGCATTTAACAATGCTACACCTCCTCCTGGAACGATCCCTTCTTTTAAAGCAGCTTTAGTAGCGTAAATAGCGTCTTCTACTCTATCTTTCTTTTCTTTCATTTCAACTTTAGAATCAGCACCTACCATTACAATACCAACGCTTCCTGATAGCATCGCTAATCTTTGTCGATGTTTCTTTTGTATAAATGGATTTTTATCCCATTTATCTATAGTTTTCTTAATACTCTCAATTCTCTCCTTCATTTGTTCTTTTGGAGTATCTATAGTTAATACAGTGTTTTTATCATCTGTTATAGCGGTATGTGCTTCACCTAAACAATCTACAGTTATAAGATCTAAATCATCACCTAATTGCTCGTTAATTACCTTTGCGCCAACTAAAAACGCTAAATCAGCAACTGTATCTTCTTTAGTAGGACCAAAGCCTGGTAAGTCAACTATATTAACTTTTATATTACCTTTTACCTTGTTCATAAGAAGAGCAGCTTTAACCTGTTGGTCAACTGGAGCAACGATAAGTAAAGAACGTTTATTCTTTATTACGTGTTCTAATACAGTTTGTATTTTCCTTATGTTTGGTATTTCTGAAGATACTATTAATACTAATGGGTTATCAAGCTCACAAATCTGCTTGTCCTTATCAGTAACAAAATGTGGTGATGTGAGTCCTGAAT